GCATAGGTTCAAATGGAACCGGGCAGATAATTCTCAGCACCACAGACACATTCTCAACATCAGAGATGACCAACAACAGGTTCACCTATGGTGGTAATTCCATTGACAACATGCGTGGTGTAAACCTGCTATACCGAGAAGAGGACATACCAGAGATCACCACCGATTCGGACCGCAGATACATCCATGGTCTGATGTCAGAATTCAAACTGGCAACGGGCATCAACACCGCAGATACCAACATGCGATTCAGGAACTACCTTGGTGGCACAGCACTGGACATGAATGGTTCTAGTAGCACCAACACCAGTCTCGGCAGGGGTCCTAGGGCCGCTGATTTCCAAACAGCCGTGCTGAATTCGAATGCCACAACTGCCACGCTGGGATCGGCTGTGGGTTCTGGGGCCGCAATTTTCATCCAAGGGGCCAACAGCACAGGTGACATCAATGTTACCAACATGGCCAGTTACAGGGGTTCGGCCGAGGTGCAGAGTGATACTGGTATCACTGTCGCGGTCACCAACAACTACGGATTCCATTCTTCATCATCAATGTTTGGCAGTGGCACACACAGTATAACCAATGACTACGGTTTCTACGTGGATTCATTGGCCGGCACCAACAAGTATGCGTTCTATGACAACAGCAATTCACTGTCAGTGTTCGGTGACATACAGACACAGGGGGTCAGCATAACGGACAACCTGATCACAACCAACAGGTCAAATGATGACCTGTTGCTGGGCACCAACGGCACGGGCAGGATCAACATCAGCACAGATGGATCCAACTTCTTCACCAGCAACCCGTTGTATGAGACCTACTTCGGACCGGCCAGTTTCACCAGGACCATGGGCATCAGCAGTTCAGAGACCGTGGACGCCAACACCGCGGCGAGAAAGTATGTGGTGGGCGTGGCACAGAACACCACGCTGTCGGGATCCAGCTCCACCAACTCAAACTTCTGCCCACGCACATTGAACATGGCCAACAGCCTGGACATGGCTGGCTACAGTTTCACGCAGGCCAGTGTATTCAGGGGACCGATTGCCAGCAACTTCGTCACCAACGTGGTCAACTCAGATACCCCTGCCAGCACACTGTATCATGGCTTGGGTCTATTGGCTGGGATAAGTGCATACGACGAAGGCGCATACTCCGAAGGTGATCTGACTATAACCAACGCGGTGGCCATCAAGGCGTTAGTGGAGGTTGGATCTGGTGGCACAGGATCAGGCAACTTCACCATGACCAATGCCTACGGTGTGAGGACCGATGCTTTGGCCAGCTCGGGTGACACCATCACCAACCTATACGGTTTCTACCACGCCGACACCTCGGGTCAGTCTGGCACGATAACAAACGAATACGCATTCTACGACGCATCAAACTCATTAAGTGTGTTCGGTGACATCCAGACACAGGCTGTCAGCATCACCAACAACACGATAACATCAAACAACACAAACCAGACTTTAAAGATCGAGGCCAACGGCACAGGACAGGTCAACCTGGGTGGTGATTTTGATAACATTGACAGCGGCACAAGATACGACAACGGTGTCAACACGGTATACATAGACAGTTCGTGGGATGCCAACACCAGGCTGTTCGCCAACAACGCGGGCATGCTGGTCACGATGACCGGCACGGGCGGATCAAACTTTGAATACACCTCAGAAAACAGGCTCACGGTGGAGACTGATGGTAATTCGGCCACGTCTGACACCAGGGGACTGGAGAGCAAGAGGTATGCTACAATATTGCGTAATTCAAATGCGACCACCAGCACCATCAAAAATGTCAAAGGTCTGCGAAGTGTCTTGGAATTGAAAACAGACACCGGTGATTTGACCGCGACCAACAGTTATGGATACGTTTCAGACATACTGGCCGAACCGGGTTCAGGTAGGACGGCCACCTTCACCGATTCATACAACTTCTACGCACAACCAGTGCGTGATCTGGGGGGTGGTGGAACCACCGCCGGCACCAACAACTATGGTTTCTATTACCACACAGGATCAGTGGCCACCAACAACTACGCATTCTATGATGGTGCCAACGCACTGTCTAGATTTGGTGCGGTCATACTGGCCAACCAGGCATCAGACCCATCGGGTGTCACAGACAGTTCACACATCTACGCCAAGGACGACGCGGGCTCATCAGAAGTGTATGTGAGGGACGAGGCCGGCAACGTGACCAAGATATCTCCGCACAACGAAGCGGGCGAGTGGGAATACTACTCTAGGAACAGCAAGACAGGTAAAACGGTCAGGATCAACATGGAGAAATTGGTGGCCGAGGTGGAGAAACTGTCAGGCAAAACATTCATAGAGAACGAATAAAAAAGATTGACAACGGATCGGGAATGCGATATAATACAGACATGTTAATTGAAAACGATTACAGATTATTAGCACAAATCCTAGACTTGGCCGCGAGACGTGGCCTGTTTGGAGCCCAGGAGATGATCATCATTGGACAGCTACACCAGAAGTTACTGGCGCAGTTGCCAAAAACCGATACACCGGTTGGTGACATGCCCGAAGCATCAAACAAAGATTAAATATAGTTAAAGGAGACTGCTATCATGGCTACTTGGCCCTCAGGAACAAAGGCATCCACTGCCAATCTAGATTCAGGGACTGATTCACCTCGTCTAGCGAGACCAGACATCAAACAGAACGTGGACAACGTCAATGCCATCATTGACATGTTCAACATTGATTCACCCACAAACAATCAGATCCTAAAATACAACACGTCAAATTCCAGATTTGAACTGGACACGGACGCGACTGGATCAGCGGTGTCAGCCACCACATTCGTGGGCGACGACTCAACGGGCACGGCGGTCAATCCAGGCGAGACATTCAAGATAGCGGGCACACAGAACATCACCACAGCGGTTTCAGGTGATACACTTACAATTACAGGACCAGACCTTACCAGTTACATCACTGATGATGGCAATGGTGACCTAACGATAACCGGTTCAACCATAAGTTCGCCATCCAATGCGGACATCACCCTAGATCCGGCCGGCACAGGTGACATCAATCTCAACGCCACAGCAAGATTCAACGTGGGCTACAAGGAGGACATCAACAGTCTAACTTCAAATTCAACCATAACCGTTGATTCGTCCCTGGCATCCGTCCACACTGTGACACTGGACACAAACACAGAATTCAACATATCAGCACTACCAACAGGTGGTTCAGTGACCTTGATCATAACACAGGACGGCACGGGCTCAAGGACGGCCACGTTCGGCACTGACGGATCAACCGCTGTGAAGTTCGCTGGTGGCACACCCACACTGACAACGGCGGGTGGTTCGATCGACGTCGTGACCATATTCAATGATGGCACCAACTACCTGGGAAGCATAGCCAAGGCATTCGCGGCCTAGGGGGAACCATGCCGATAGGATTCGCCAAACACATACTGGCATCGTCAGCAGAAGAGGCCACCAGTTTCGCTGATGCCACGGTTATATGGAGCACATCTTCCAGCACTGACACATTGGTGCCTTTACAATCAGTCAATGGCACCCAACCAGCATCCGCTGGCATAAGCAATCTGGCTGGCAACACCATAACCGCCGCGGATGGACCACTGATCAAATTGGCACCAGGGGATTACACGATCACATTCAACTGGGCCGCTATGTATGGAACAGGAACCAATCCAGGTGTGGCCAATCTAATTCTATATTACGCACAGAAATCAGGTGACAACCACGCCAACCAGCAGGGTTTCTATAGTAAATCAGACGGCACATCAGATCCAAACGCCACATATGTCGCACAGGGATCAACTTGGGGATACACATTTGAGTCCAACCAGGGAGACACGGCATTACAATTCACGCACACACAGACAAACGCCAACAACAACTATGGATTGCTGGCTAAATTGGACCCAGCGAGTTTTGGAGCCAGTGGAGCGTCAAGACGGGTGAGCATCACCGTCAGCAGGACTGCCTAACAAATAAATAACATTGTAAATTTACAAAGGAGACAACTATTATGTCAGCGGCATCAAACTACTTAGAAGACAAATTACTGGACCATACACTTAGATATGGAACGGCACCCTACACCGCACCTTCAACGGTGTATGTGGCCCTATTCGCGGACAACGGCACCAACGACGCCGCCAACGCACTAGAGACGGGAACCAACGCATCAGCGGGCACAGGAGACTGGGGATACTTCGAGATCAACAACGGCTCATACGCCCGACAGTCAGTGACCTTCGCGGCGGCTGGCACCACCACGACGGGAACCATTGAGACCAACGCTACGGTATCATTCCCAGTGGCCACGGCCAACTATGACTCAGCGGGTTCGACCGGACAGGTTGTGACCCACATCGCGATCATGGACGCCAGCACAGGTGGAAATGTTCTGTTCTATGGGGCACTGACCACAAGCAAGACGGTGTCATCAGGTGACCAGTTCACCGTGTCATCAGGCAACCTAAGCATCAGTCTAGCGTAACACTAGGAGGTTTACTCCGGTGGCCACAAGCAAAACCACAAGGTATATACGGTATAACACCAACCTAGCATCGTTACATAATGGATCAAGCGGTGTCAACAGTGATGGTGATGGTCCAAGCACATTCCAAGAGCCGACATTCCAACCCTACGACAGGAGGACATTGGGTGCAGGCACTGCCTGGGACATACCATCACAAAAAGTAACTCTATCAAACACAAATCCTGATTCACAGACTTTTGTGGTCAGATTCACCAATGATGCCACCCTCGGCATAGGCGATCCACATTATGGTGGTTCAACTCCTACCAGTATGCTAATCCCATACAGGGGCATCAACACCGTGGCGGCATATGCACAAACAGTGGTATACTACCTTAGGACTTTCACAGAGAATCACACAGGCGCACCATTCACATTCAACATTGAAGTCAAGGCTGGACCTGGCAATTGGAATGGCACACCCACCAACGTCAATCCAGAGACATTCAACTACACACAGATAAACAGTTCGGGCAATGTGTTCAGGGGTGAGAAGATAATCCCGCGGGGTCGGGGCACCTTGTGGCATTCCAGCAGTGACTTTGACTTCAGCACAGGCTTCAATCCCTCTGGCGTATCAAACATAGCCACTTTTGATCACTATGGCACACCTGGGCTGGGTTTCTCAGATTGGATACCAACTTATGACAGTGGCAACGCTGTCACAGACGGCACTTCAACGGTTGAGGTTAAAATAACCACCACATGGGCTGGATCGGGCAGTGTGACTTTTTTTGCCAATCCTGTGCAAGAATACGATCACCTACAGTCAACACGTAGCACTGTGTTGTTTTACCAAGGTTCTGACATCATCATGGATGGCAGTGACGCAGATCACTCCATACCGGCGATGTCCACCACTTCATCATTGGTGGCGGTTGGAAATCAAAATCACATCATAGATCCTGTAAATTATAATAGCTCCGTCACACTCACTGAAGAATCAATCAATGTAAAACTTTGTCCCGATGTTGATTTAGATACCGCCAGCACGTTGACCGCGACCGCATCTCACAAGTTGGGATTTGACCTAGACTTAAAAATAACGTCGGCGTTGGATGCCACCACTGAAAACTTCGTCAGATCAGATCCAGTTGCACTGTCCACAACGGCAACACTTGAGGTTGAACCAAGTTTCAAGGTATCTGCAACTGAGGACCTATCAATTGTTGCCAGTGTTTCTACATTTGCCGGTCTTATCTATGACATAACAGGTGACTACACCTGGGACAGTTTCAACCTCAACACTTATTTCGAACCTGGCTTCTCGGTTGACAACTTCGCGCTTGAACAAGGTGAATACACATGGAACTTCCTGGCCACGGAGGACTGGGACAGTTGGCCGGTTTTAACATGGATCGGTAATGAACAGACCTGGGACAATTGGCCTGATGATGTTTGGGAGACACCTTACATAATTGGCACCGCTGGTTCACTGATCACCACACCAAGCTTCAAACTGGGCGACGTGGTCACATACACTGGCTCATTCACCGTTGACGAGGACAGTGCGTTCGAGAAGACCGCACAGGCTGACCTGACCGCACAGTTCACCACGGAGTTCACGGCGGTGGGCATCATTGATGTTGAAATACAATTGTCGGGAGCTTTTGTTCCTGGTCTCACTGCCAACATCACCTACGACCTTGATGACACACCTGTCACGATAACAGGTGCGTTCACACCAGTATTGACGGCGAGTGCGATCACAGACACCTTCGCTGACATTGATGTAGCTTTCACATTAGCGGTTCAACCCACGTTCCGACCAGGCACCACAGCGGAACTGTATCAAGCACAATCTGAGGTTGAGATCAACCCAACGTTCAAACCCGCTGGATTCTCTGCGATGGTGGCCTCTGCGGGCACACTCACGGTTGGAAGGCTGTTCTTCCAGGCGGATCCCTACTTCACTATACAGGTTTTACAGGAATCTAGACAGGTGGTGTTGCCGTTTGAAAATAGGCAAACACTTGTTAGCCAGGAAACAAGGTTAAATACCATTGGCACTGAAACAGGTGACTACCTAGTGCCGCAAGAAACTAGGAGTTTGAGATTGAGGATTCCACCATTCAAGAACAGATTCTCGACACCTAGGGTAAGACAGGAGCAATAATGGCCAACTTAACAGGATTCAAAAGAGACAACGACGGATTATACATAGACAAGGACCCGGATGCCAACGTGCAATACGGACTTGACTTCACCGACTACCTAAACTCAGGTGACACCGTGACTTCCGCGGACGTCACAATAGAGACCATAACTGGGGACAGTTCACCACTGGCTTTCCCAACAAACGAGGCCACTGATGTTTTGGTGACCGGGGGTGTGTTGGTCAGCATAAGACTGGAGGGTGGCACTGTCAACAACATCTACACGGTCAAGTGCAAGATCGTCACCACCCAAGGTGACACCGACGCGAGATCATTCAGGATAGTGGTCAAGGAGAGATTGTTGTAATGGACGCACAGAAGAAATCATACAAACTGGATCATGACCTGATCTTCAAACTGGCCTCGATGCACTGCACCTATGAAGAGATAGCGGACTGCGTAGGCACTTCAGTCACAACACTACAGAAGAGATTCAAGAACCTCATAGACAAGGGCCGGGCTGAAGGTAAGAAGAGCCTTAGACGTGCCCAGTTCGAGAAGGCATTGGCGGGCGACGCCAGGATGCTGATGTTCCTGGGCAAGAACTGGTTGGGACAACAGGATTCACCAACTGACGAAGAGTCAACGGCACCATTACCATGGGCGGACAAATAGTCACCCAATAACTACAAACATATGAAATTATCAACACCGCAACGCAAGGTAGCGGATGACACAGCCAGGTTCAGGGTCTTGGTCACTGGTCG